GCTGATGGTTCGATTCCAGATTCCTAGCGAGCGCGTGGAAATCACGAAGAACGGCGAGACGAAGAGCCTGCCCGCTGTAATCTCTCGCACGCTGGGGCTGTCCCTTAACGAGAAGGCGACCCTGCGGCAGTTGCTCCAGGCATGGCGTGGAAAAGCGTTTACGCCGGAAGAGCTGAAGCGGTTTGACCTTGCCAACGTGCTCGGGAAGCCGGCCTTCATCAATATAACGCACAGCGTTAAGGGCGAAAAAACATACGCCAACCTAACTAGCATCATGCCGCTGCCAAAGGGTATGCCAGCGCCAGTGCTTGAGGGAGAGGGTCTGATTTACTCGACAGACTCGCCAGACCCGGACGTATTTGACAAGCTGCCGGAGTGGGTGCAGGACAAGATCGCGAGCCGAATCATTGACACTCCAAAGCCTGCCCCATCCGCGAAGGCGGCGGCGCCTGCCGCGGTGGTTGAAGAGTTTAAAGACGATGCGGTGGTGTTCTAATGCCCACGCCACGCCAAGGGTATCGTGCGGCGGATGGGAAGAAGATTCCCTCCGTCACCACAGTGTTGAAAATAAAAGACCCGGGTGCGCTTATTAACTGGGCGTACAAGACAGGCCGGGAGCATGGAGTGCTGGAGGGGCAGGGCAATCCTGCCCCCTCTGGCCTTTACGAAGGCAGCGACATCCTCGCCATCGGCACCTGCGTGCATTCCATGTGCGAGGCGTGGGTGAAGGGGGATGAGCCGATGCTGGTGCTTGAGAGGGCGCTAGAAGAGGATACGGTCAACGATAAGGCGACGTTCCGCGCGCAGGCCGCGTCGGCTTACTCGGCCTTTGAGTTCTGGTGCAAGGGTACGCAGCTCGAGATCGTGGACTGTGAGGTGCAGGTGATCAGCGAGGCGCACCGTTACGGCGGCACGCTCGACTTCATCGGCAAGCTCAACGGCAAGCTGGTGCTGGGAGACTTTAAGACCAGCAACGGGGTCTGGCCCGAGTATTTGTGCCAGCTTGCGGCGTATGCGAAAGCCTACGAAGAGACGACCGGAAACAAGATCGACGGCGGGTATCACCTGCTGCGCTTCAGTAAGGAGAACGGTGACTTCGGCCACCACTTCTACCCGTCGCTCGATGACGATGCGTGGCCTGCGTTCCTGCACCTTCGCGCACTCTATGACTTAAACGAAAAACTCAAGAAGAGGGCAGCATGAAAAACGATGACTGGAAAGACACCGGATTGATGGTGGGCGCCATCCTTTTTGTGATGGCTCTGGCGCTGCTTGGCGCCGCCGTAGGTGGCCTGATGGTAGGCGTCGCAATTAAAGCCGCAACGCTAGTGCTGTGATGAGCGGGCTAAACGAAGACATCGACGCATGGCTTCGCGGTGATGCCGACGAGGATGTGGTCAACCATCCGCAGCACTACCAGCTCACACTGCCCAACGGCGAGCCAATCGAGGCGATTGACTACATACAGGCAGTGCTCGGCGATGATGGTGCGGTGAGCTACTGCGTCGGCTCTGCGATCAAGTACCTCTCGCGCGCTGGCCGCAAGGATGACTACGCGCAAGACTTGCGTAAAGCCGCATGGTTCTGCACGAAGGCCGCGCACGTTGTTGAGGATTGCGAGAAAGATATTTAGTTCCCCCACAGGAGTCGCGCCCATCACTTCGGAGCACCGGCCCCGTCGCGACAGCCGGTTCATATATGACAATTGACAGGATTAGCCCTCCTGGGGCGTGGCAGCGAGAGTGGGACGCACGGAGTCACACTGAGACGGAATATCGCCAGGAGATACGCGAGATGCGCGAGCGAATACAATGGTACCTAGGCCAAATACAATCACTCGAGGACGAGGTCGCCGAGTTGAAGCGAATTGCAGAAAGTCAATTCGTCAAGGAGCCTTGACGGTCTACCCGTATTTTCGGCGCAAGTAATCCATGCGCAGTGGCATAAGGTCGTAGTCGCCCTTACGCACTCCATTAAGCACGACTATCCCATTCCACTCCGATGCCTGCACGTCGTCAGGGCGGTATGATTCGTGTTCTAGGTAAAACCGGCCCGCGACAAGTCCGTGCTTTACATGGTCTGGATACTGCTTGCTCGCGTACAAAAACCCCTGCTGATGACCCTGGACGAACGACTTGCCGATGTTGTTGAGTCGGCTCACGATAGTTCCGCCGATTGGCTTTCCGCTGAACGGGTTGGCGAAATAGTGGCAATACGCGATTCCGTCGATCTCAACTATCTTTAAGAATCTGTGCCGCTCCCAGTCAAGAGTTTGGCAGTTCTGAGATCCGATAATCCCCTGCCACCTTGGGTCGTTTTTTGCGACGCGGTTTGCTCTGTTTTCGTGGTTGCCTTCTAAAAATACGCGCCTTGGCTGCCACATCTTTTTACGCGATTTCTTAAGTAAACTGTCGAGTAGCTTAAAAGCCTTGTTTCCGGCGTCGATGTCTTCCTGATAGCGCGCACCCTCAAGCTCCGCGCTGCCTTTCTCTGCGTGGCTATTGAGCGAGGGGAGATCCCACCAGTCGCCGAGGCATACGATCACGTCCGGCTGGTACTCAATGATTGCCTGGGCGGCCCACTTAATATGCTCGGTTTGCCCGCCTGGCTTAACCTGCGCGTCTGGGATGATAAGGTGGCGCTTCATTCCGTTAAGGTAGTGAGCATCTGTGCCAGCAGGTGTCCCAAGCGATCCACCAGCTGCTCATCACGCGACAGGT